CGTAGTGGTCCCCCTTAGGTGACAAACACCGCTCTTTGAGAGAATATCTCTCAAACACTCCGTAAGGAAGTTCAAGATACCATGGCGGGTAAGCTGCGTTACTTCTCCCAGAAGGTTCCCCTTCGGGACCCTATTGGGACCAGTAACCAGTATGCCCACACTGGTATACGCGACGCTCTGATATACTCACAAGGTAATGCGTGGCCCCCTAGGGGACGACGCAATTCAGGCGGGCCTTTTCTCGTGCAGCATCGTCTCTTGACGTCGCAGCCCTCTGATTGGCTCTCCCTGACGCTGGGTTCTGGGCAAACTACCAAATGGCGATTCATTCCATCTGGTGGCCCCCATGGCTCAGCGATCACCTACGGCGCGATTCCAAACTTCGACACCGAAAATGCGGCCCTGTTCTCACAGGGGGCAACTGGCTACCGCAGAGCGCGACCGGGAAATCCCGTCGCCAATGCGGGTCAGTGGCTTGTCGAACTTCGCGACCTACCCCGACTACCAATTCTCCTGTATAACAGGTTGAACTGGTATCGAAATTTAGGTAGTGAGTACCTAAACGTCGAGTTTGGGTGGAAACCGTTTGTCCGCGATCTCATCAAGATGTATGAGACCTACCGTCAAATCGACCGTCTGCTCGCGCAGATTGTCGCTCAGAACGGGAAGGGACAACGACGGCGTAGGACTATCAGCGACACCACTACAACCACAACTGTAACAACCAGTTACCCCGCAGGGGCCTCTGGTTTCGCAGCCTTCTGGCCGTCTCCAACCACTTATGGTGGTTTTAGCGCGACCTCTACCAGGTTTGTCACAACGACAATCAAGGAGAAGGTGTGGTTTGCAGCGAAATTCCGGTACTGGATTCCAGACACCGGCTCTTCGCAGTGGCGGCGTAGCGCTACCCTAGCTTTGTTCGGCCTCAATCCGACGCCGTCATTGCTTTGGGAAGTGCTCCCTTGGACCTGGTTGATCGGCTATTTTTCCAACTTCGGCGACGTTGTTTCAAATATGTCGTCGAATGCCGTTTCCAACCTCACCGCGGACTACGCTTATGTGATGCGTGAGAAGATCACCACCATAGAGCGTGTCTCCACTGGAAAGATTCTACCCACTAGTGGGTATTATCAGTACAGTGGGGGAGACTTTGTCGCGCAGAGCGCTGATACTACGATCCAGCGCGGCAGAGCACGTGGATCGCCTTACGGATTTGGATCGACATGGGGAAGCCTATCAGGCTACCAGCAATCGATTCTAGCTGCGCTCGGAATAAGCCGGGCTCGGTTCTGAACCCAACGACTCCAAGAGACACTGCCAGATGCTCGCTGACCCACAATCGATCACCGTCAACGCAGTGGCACAGCCACTCCCGGCGACCAGCCGGGGTGTGGATGTGTCTACGTACATGAAGGACGACGGCAGCTACAAGCTGACCATCGGCCATCAGTATCGGGCGGAGCGGAATCGCTTCACCGTGCGTATCGACGCGGTCAAGACCGCGGCCGATCCCCTCGCGAGCGCGAATAATAAGATCTATTCGCACTCTGTGTACCTGGTGATGGACAAGCCCGTCGTGGGCTATACCAACACCGAAGTCGCCCAGGTCGTTGCCGCTCTCGCGGCATGGCTGACGGCGTCTTCCGGTGCCAACGTCACCAAGGTCCTCGGTGGGGAGACGTAACCCGACTCCAATCGGCAGATCGATCCGTGGCAGCGGTTTTGGCTGGGGATCTGTAACCTTTCGATAGGAGGGAACAGTGAAAAGCCTACTGTGGCTTACGGAGTTAGTCCTGCAAGATTGCGGGACCATGTGCGGTGTCGACCCGACTAGAGATCTCAAAACTGTGATCTCTCGTTGTGAACACGAGGGTGATGAGTTTCTGACCATCACCCTGCCAGCGTTTTGTTCTGCTTTCGAAGCAGCACTCGACTCTGGTCGGTTGGAGCCTTCGATGACTCCAGGCTTCGCCTGGAATCGTCGGGGTCTCCCCGCTTTCCTGCGGGGTTTCCTCCTCCAAGTGTTCAACACTCAAGGGCTTATCCTTGAATCCGCGTCCATCGCAGCTATCTCGTGTGTGAGGCAGATATGCCTCCTACATAAGAAAGTCCTGCGTCCCTGTAAAGAAAGTAGGAACGTAGGAGCGATCCGTGGTTTCAAGGCTACTGAGCACGATCTTAGACTTCATGAACGCGAGAACATGGCTTTGGCGCCTGAAATGGCGTTTGACTATGTATCGCGTATTGTCTGGGCGGATATCGTCAAGAACGTCCCTTTCGGGGACCCTCGAGACGAGATCATCCCAGGACATGGACCCGGAGCTACCCAGGAGAAGCTCTCTGGAAACAAGAAGTTCCAGAATCTCCGGTGGCACCAGCGACTAGAGAATGTCTTTCCTTTCTCTGAATATGGTGTCGCATCCCTGCGATCGCCAGATAGGTGGAAGGACGACGCTCTAGACGTAGAGATCGTGAGTCCTCGTAACGAGGCACCCGTCAGGGTTACCCTCGTTCCCAAGACGCTGAAGACCCCTCGAGTCATTGCCATCGAGCCTGTCTGCGTACAATATATGCAGCAGGGGTTGATGAAATTTCTCGTTCCCCTTATAGAAAAGGGCCGCTTCACTGGTGGACATGTCGGTTTTACCGACCAATCCATCAACGGGCGTCTCGCTCTCCAGGCGTCGAAAGATGGCAAACTCGCCACCATCGATTTGTCTGAAGCTAGCGACAGGGTATCTTCGAAGCGCGTGTGGAGGATGTTAAGTTCTGTCCCTCGATTGAGGGAGCAGATCTTCGCATGCCGCTCAACACGTGCGGAGCTTCCTGATGGTGACGTTGTTACCCTCAGGAAGTTTGCGTCTATGGGGTCGGCGTTATGCTTCCCGATGGAGGCAATGGTGTTCTTTTGCACCATCGTCGCCAAAAGGTTGGTAATGTCTCAGAAGCCCTGGACTGTGGCACGCATCAAGGCTTTGAGCCGAGATGTGTACGTATACGGGGACGATATCATTGTCCCTGTGTCCGAGGCACCTTCGATCTGTGCTGGCCTTGAGTCAATAGGTCTCAAGGTGAACAGGCGCAAATCTTTCTGGACTGGGAAGTTCAGAGAGAGTTGCGGCACGGATGCCTTCGACGGTCATCGGGTCACCCCGGTGTACGTTCGTAAGGATCTTCCGTCAGATCGAGCTGACTCTTCAGGTATCGTATCAGCAACTTCACTCTCTAACCAGTTCTATCTGGCTGGATTGTGGAGGGCTGCAGATGCCGTCAAGTCTCTTGTTGAGAGACTCGTTGGTCGCCTGCCGCTAGTCGGTACGACTCCTTCTGGATTAGGTTGGAAAACGTTCAGCAACGCTTCCACCTTGTCTCGATGGAATGACAACTTGCATCGATGGGAACATTCGACGCTCGTCGTTACTCCAAAGAGACGCGTGGATCCCCTAACAGGGGATCGTGCGCTCCTTAAAGTCCTCTTAGAGCTCAACCGAGGTATTCTCGAACGAGCGGAAAAAGGACTTGAAGAGTCCGTTATGCGCGGCGTCATAGCACTGAAACGCCGTTGGGTCTCTTCTTATTAGAAGAGTTAGGATGCCCGCGAGGGTATCACGAG